GCGTTAGAAGAAGCGGCAAAACTTTATGAGACACCAACTCTTAGAGCTTACAGAGGAGTAAAGAAAATGCTTGACAATCTTTCTGATTACATGGGTACTACTAAAATAGTACATGGTAGAGATGGTAACATATCGGCTTTGATACAAGCTGCTAAAAATTTACCAGCTATCAGAGAATCACATAAAGGACTTGAAAAAGATTTAGCTGCGGAACAAGACCAGCATGTTCGTGGTGATAAGAAACTTGGATACGATCAATAATGGAACAGTTACAGGAAAGAGGTTTTTGGGTAGATGGTATACCAACTTATGAAGCAGGTGTATGGACTTATACTTTCTTTGATGATAAAGTTCATTTTACAGAATTTATAAAAGGCTTGTTTAAAGAGCCAGGTCAATATCAATTTGATGACACTGTTCATTTGTTTAACGCTGAGGCACGTAAATTCCAAGAGGAAGAAATTTACTGCAAAGCTCCTTTTAAAAGCAAAGATTTCATAGCGTATTGGGATGCAGAAAAAGAAAAATGCCGTCGTGGAGTAATATTTAAGAGTGGTGAAATGACTTGGTATCTTCCTAAAGAATATTACATGTGGGTTAATTTTCTCAGGATCTACGAAAAAATCACAAAGAGCTATCGGTTTGCAAGTGTATGGGATGTACAGTATCACATGGCTTTGTATGAGTTATTGGCTGAACTACACGGTATGCACGCAGCGATTGTGAAAAAACGTCAGATTGCATCTTCCTATTATCACTGTGCTAAGCTTATTTGTGAGTTATGGTTTGAAGAAGGACCAACTCTTAAAATAGGAGCTAGTGAATCTCGTCACATTGACATGGATGGATCCTGGGTATTCTTAGATGAATATCGAGATTTCTTGAATGCACACACTGCCTGGTATCGACCAATGGATCCAGCTAAGGTGAAAAACTGGCAACAGCGTATTAAGGTTGAGGAAAAAGGACGTGACAAATACATTGGTAATAAAGGCCGTATGATCGGACTTTCTTTTGAGAAGAGTGCAACCAAAGGTGTCGGTGGTGCTTGTAGATACTTCTTTTATGAAGAAGCTGGTGTAGCTCCTACTATGGATAAATCATATATCTATATGCTTTCTGCAATGGAAGCAGGTGAGATTTCTACAGGGATGTTTATTGCTGCAGGATCTGTGGGTGAATTAAAAGATTGTGATCCGCTGAAGGAGTTCATCCTACATCCTGAACGTAATCAAATTTATCCGGTTGAATCAACACTCATAGATACAAAAGGTTCTGTGGGTAAATCTGGTTTATTTATTCCAGAGCAGTGGGGAATGCCTCCATATATTGATGAGTTTGGTAATTCTCAAGTAGAGCTTGCACTTGAAGCATTGGATAGAAAATATGCAGAATGGAAGAAGACTTTATTACCTGAAGCGTATCAGCTTAAGATTTCTCAAAGACCGCGTAACATTGAAGAAGCTTTTGCATTTAGAGATGAATCAAAGTTTCCTCAACATTTAGTGTCTGGACAACTTAGACGTATAGAGGAAAGAGAATATCCGTATGAGTACATTGAACTTGAAGAGCGTGAGGATGGTAAAATAAAAGCACGTAAAACTAACAAGCTACCGATATCTACATTTCCAGTAGATCCTAAATTAGAAGATAAGACTGGAGTACTTGTTGTATATGAAAGACCTGACGCTAATGCAGAATGGGGAACATATATTGCTTCTATTGATCCTGTAGCTGAAGGTAAGACTGTAACGTCTGAATCATTGTGTTCGATATATGTATACAAAATGCCCGTTGAAGTGACAAGAGTAACCGACCAAGGCGTAGAAAACTTCGTTGAGGGTGATAAAATTGTTGCTGCTTGGTGTGGTAGATTTGACGATATAAACAAAACTCATGACAAACTACGTTTAATTATTGAGTGGTATAATGCCAGAGCGTTGGTAGAGAATAACATTTCTCTTTTCATTCAGTATATGATTGCGGAACGTAAAACTAAGTATCTTGTACCTAAAAATGAAGTAGTGTTTCTTAAAGAAGCTCAAGCCAATACAAATAGCTTTCAAGAATTTGGTTGGCGTAACGTTGGTACATTATTTAAAGGAAACATTTTAAATTATCTGATTGAGTGGTGTGCTGAAGTAATTGATGAAGATATTGATGATGACGGGACTATCAAGAAGAAGTATCATGGTATAAGACGTATACCTGATATCATGGCTATGAAAGAGATGCAGGCTTATAGAGATGGTGTCAACGTTGACCGTATTGTTGCTTTGGCATCACTTGTAGCCTTTGTAAAAATACTACAAGCTAACAGTGGCTATAAGAAACGTGTAGATAATGAGACACAGATTGACTTGGAAAAGTCCCAAGAATTGTATAAATTAAAGAGTAACCCATTTTCTAATTTGGGCCGTTCAAAACGTAGCGGATCAAGTCGCAGAAAAGGTGGTGGTTTTAAACACATGAGATGAAGATATATAACGCTTTACAATTAAAAAACGGTGCTAAGACGAAAGTGAATCGTCTTTACAGTGTTTCACAACCGCTTCAGTTTATCCCACGCAAAGAGAAAGATGATGAATGGGCAGCTTGGAATTTAGATTGGCTTGAGTGGCAAGGCTTAAAGCATATCAAAGCGAACTCTCGCCGCCTTATGAAAAACTATAAGCTTGCCAAAGGTATTATAGATAAGACTGATTACATTGTTGAAGATGACAATGAAATGCGTGATCTTGTTTATACTCTTGCTGATGACGAGCCAGGAGCTTTAGAATTAAAGTTTTATCCAATCATACCAAACGTAATAAATGTTCTGGTATCAGAGTTTGCAAAACGTGACAAGAAAGTTTCTTTTCGTGCAATGGATGAATACACTTATAATGAGATCCTGGAAGGTAAACGTTCTCAAATTGAAAATGTTCTTGTTAAACAAGCTGAGGCAAAGCTTGTAAATAAAATGATTGAAGCTGGTGCTGATCCTAATGATCCGGAAATAGCAGCTAAACTACAACAGCAAACAAGTCTTGAAAATCTTAAAACACTTCCTGAGATTGAAGAGTTCTTTACTAAAGACTATGAAGTAATTGCTGAAAAATGGGCTTCTAAACAATATAAGATTGACTATGAGCGATTCCACATGGATGAGCTTGAGGAAAGAGGTTTTAGAGATTCATTGATTACAGATCGTGAGTTTTGGCATTTCAAAATGCTTGAAGATGATTACGATATTGAACTGTGGAATCCAGTGCTCACTTTCTACCACAAGTCACCAGACTGTAGATATGTATCTGAAGGAAACTGGGTAGGGAAAATTGAAATGAATACTGCTTCAGATATCATTGACAAGTTTGGCTGGTTGATGACTAAAGAGCAAATGGATTCTATTCAGAATCATTATCCTATTAGAGCTGCAGGATATGCGACAGGTGGTTATCAAAATGACGGTAGTTTTTATGATTCAACAAGATCTCATGATTGGAATGTTAATTCACCTAGTTTAGCATACCGCCAGTACACTTCAATGATGGACAATTTTGTTCATAATGGTAATGACATTATTGAATGGGTTCTAGGAGAGTCTGAAGATTATTATGCTCAAGGTGCAATGAATATGCTACGTGTAACACAAGCATATTGGAAATCACAAATGATGGTTGGCCACTTGACTAAGGTTGATAGCTTAACTGGTAAAACTATTACCAAAGTTATTACTGAAGATTATGTAGTAACAGATAAGCCAGTTTATAATACTCAACTCATCAAGAATAAAACTCAGCGTAATTTAATTCAAGGTGAACACATCGAGTGGATCTGGATTAATCAAGTTTGGGGTGGTATCAAAATTGGACCAAATCATCCAAGTTTCTGGGGAGTTCAGAACTCAACAGGAATTAATCCGATTTATCTTGGAATTAATCAAAACAATATAGGGCCTTTGAAATTTCAATTTAAAGGTGATAAGAATTTATATGGTTGTAAATTACCAGTTGAAGGTAGAATTTTCTCTGATCGTAATACACGTTCAACTTCATTGGTAGATTTAATGAAACCTCATCAGGTTGGATTTAACATGGTGAATAATCAAATTGCTGATATCATTGTTGATGAGATCGGTACTGTTATCATGCTTGATCAAAATGCGTTACCACGTCACTCATTAGGTGAAGATTGGGGTAAAGGGAATTATGCTAAGGCATATACAGCAATGAAAGATTTCAGTATACTTCCTCTTGACGGAAGTATTGCTAATATGGAGAATGCTTCACAATTCAGCCATTTCCAGCAATTAGATTTATCTCAGACTAATAGATTGATGAGCAGGATCCAACTTGCTAATTATTTTAAGCAAGAGGCGTTTCAAGTAGTAGGAGTAGGTCCACAACGTATGGGTCAGCAAATGGGACAGTATAGTACAGCTACTCAAGTTGAGCAAGAGGTTTCCGGATCTTATGCTCAAACGGAAATGTATTTTGTACAACATTCTGATCATTTAATGCCTAGAGTTCATCAAATGAGAACTGATTTAGCTCAGCATTATTTCTCTACAAAGCCTTCTATTAGAATGCAGACAACTACATCAAATGATGAAAGAGTCAACTTTGAAATAAATGGTACAGATCTTCTCCTACGAGATATTAATGTTTATTGTACTACTCGAGCAAACTACAGAGCAATTATTGAAAAGGTTAGAGCAATGGCTGAACAAAAAGCTGCTCAGGGTGGTGAAACTATCTACGACCTGACCAAGGTTGTTGAAGCAGGCTCAATGGGAGAACTAAATGCAGCACTGAAAGGTATAGAACAAAAACAAGCCGCACAACGTCAAGAGCAAATGCAGCATGAGCAAAAAATGAAAGAGATGGAACTGGAGCAAGCTGCAAATGAAAAAGCAATGCAACTTGATCATGAGACTCGTGAAGCTGAAAAAGATAGACGTAAGGACATCTTGGTTGCTGAAATACGCGCTGCTGGATTTGGTGCTATGCAAGATATCAATGAGAATAAACAGTCTGACTTCCAAGATTCTATGGAAAATATGAGAAAGACTGAAGAATTCCAG